ATCAAACAGCCCGTTTTCGAACATCCCTTGTCACTTTATGATGTCAATAATGGATGTGTTACATTCGATGTCGTTGGACGAAAGAAAGAGTCTTTCAAGCTCGATTATTCTGGAAAGTCTGGTCAAATATATGCGGATTTTCACAAGGCAGGAGAACTTGAACCTGCTTTGCGAGAGATTGAGCGGATGTGTGAAACGTCATTCCGTGGAATTGTCAGACCCGAAGACTTATATGACTGGGTGTTGTGTTACTTGGCTAACCCTGCCGGTAAATTTAGCGATAAATCCTCTGTCCCTAAAGGCTCTTGTGTATTTCCTCGAGCTAAAGGAGAAATTGTCGATGGAGGCATCTTTACAACCGTTGACATTCTTGGAGTGGGTTTCTCGGTATACATTGATCCGGCAAAAGCAGTTAGTGGCGTCAAAAGAAACTCTCGTAAGGTCGCCCCTAAACCAAAAGGACGCAGTAGTTAAAAATTTTTTAAAAATTGAAACTTCAATAACCAGTGGGGATCCTCGGAATATATCCCCTCGTTCGGACCGGTTTTTATCGTCTATAGGTCCGTATGTGTCAGCTATTGAAAAACTTATGTGCCATCATCCCAGGTTGGTTAAAGGCCGTGATATCGTTGAGCGTGATTTACATATGTCTGCTCTTTTATCGTGTTCACATTTTATTGAAACTGATTATTCACGTTTCGATATGTCTTATTCGTATGAGATGATTCATTCTTTTGAGATGATGGCATTGTTGTTCTTCTTTGATGATTTTGATGAAGGGTACGCTGATGCATTGCGTATGTTGTTTGAAACATCAGGGAAGAGCGACATTGGTTTAGACTATAGTGTTTTTGGCACGCGTTGTTCTGGTGATGCGCATACGTCTATTGGCAATGGTTTGGTTAATGATTTTATGACTTGGTTGTGTGTCCCTCATGATTGTGTACATTTTCATGAGGGTGATGATGGGGTTATTGGACTTCGAGGGGAAGTTGAATATCAACAAGTCATGTATAATTTGAATGTGATTAGTTGTCTGGGGTTTCAGTTAAAAATGGACACTTATCACAGTATACATGAGACGACGTTTTGTGGTCGGTTTTTTTATGAGGATCGGGGTCAGTTGCATTCTTATTGCGACATTGAACGCGCATTGTCTAAGTTTCACACTGTTTGTTCAGATGGTGATTCTCGTGCGTTATTGTTAGCTAAGGCGATGAGTATAAATTATACTGATGGTGGCACGCCTATTATTGGTTGTGTCAGTGATGTTATTATTAGATTGCTCTTGCCTATTGTTATGCCCCGTTCTTTAAAACGTGCTAAATACCGTTTGCAGCACGAAGGTCGCTATAAAGTTTTGCGTTATAGTAGTGATCATTATTCTGACCCCACCCCAGCTGGTCGTGCAGCTTGTTGGAATCGAACCGGTTTCACTCCCAGTGTGCAAATTGCTTTTGAAAATTATTATCGCAGTTTTTTGAAATTGGGCTATATACCCAATGTTATACAACGTTTACCTGGTGAGTGGAGATTTGATTTGACATCCCATGTTTATGGTGGTGTTTC